GGCAGGAATACGCCTGTTTCAAGGAGGCGTTAAAGTTTGCAGTGGAGAACAACAATATGGTCAAGGAGACCAAGTACATTGGCAAGGTAAAGCATCTCCTATCTGTCAACAGAAGCATCAAGCGGATAGTCGAGGAAGGTCGAGATCGGGACGAGGTTGTGGATGCCGTTGTCCATCTTGCAGTTTCACTAAGATACTTGGAGGGTAAAGGTCGTGAGTCTTGATGAGGTTTCGGATCTTAGGGACAAGGTTGCTAACGTGTCAGAGCGACTTGCCAGGATGGAAGAACGCCAGATGACGCTTATATCAATGATCGAAAGGTCACTTGCTTTTCACGGGGATGTTGCTAATAGGTTAGGAGCGTTGGAACACTTGCGGACGAAGGTTCTGGCTGTAGCTGGGCTGATAGGGCTTGCTTGCTCAATGGCCTGGGATGTCCTTAAAAACCGCTTTTCTAACTAGGAGACTAAATGCCCACACTTGGAACACAGACAATTAGTAGTAGCTATGCACAGCTTCTCAAGACGTTCACTACTGGTGGAATTGACGGCACGTTGCAGGTTGTTACTGATGGTGACAACACCTCTTCCGCGCTATCCCTTTCTACCACCGGCGTGCAAAGCACTGGCTCGTTTACAGTTTCAAGCAACAGCAGTCTTTTAGGACCTGTTACCTTTGGGACAAACATTACTGCGTCAACTGGTACGGCTACGATTGGCACGCTGTTTGCATCTGGCCCAGCGACCTTTGGAACTAGCTTTACTGCCTCTACTGGAACAGCAACTATTGGCACGCTATCAGCAGGTACGGCTACAATTTCTACGGCTACAATCCCACTTCAGCTTGGAGCTATCACTTTTGGGTCAAACATTACAGCATCTACTGGAACTGCAACGCTAGGCACAATTGCCTCAACCACTATTAACAATAGCGGTCTTGCCACGGTTGGAACACTTCAAGTTGGAGCAAGTGGTCCAAAACTAACTGTAGTCAGCTACGGAACGGCAGCGTTCACTTCTGCTACAGTTGGCGCACATAACGTAGCAGACGCTACAACTGGAACATTTGCCTTAACTGGTGTAGCACTTAACGATATAGTTATTGGATCATTGAACTCAATGGGTTCAGCTACTGGCACAGTTAATATCGGTCTGTCCATTTATCCAAATGCAATAAATGTTGTTGAATATTCAATCCAGAATCAAGGAGCAACCGCTGGAACAATTCCTGCTGGTATTTTCTCCGTAGCCGCACTGAGGTTTACAGCTTAATATGGCAAACATAATCAATCGTCAGCAGACCTTCTCTACTAACGGTACGGTTACTGCGGCTGGCTTGCACAATCTAATTGATAGCGCGCTTGTCAATTCTGCGATCATCAAGAACCAGCAGGAGATCACAACCATTGGTACGGCTGACTTGCTTCTCATCGCTCCAGACAGCGTTGATGCTTCCCTAGCCCCACGCAAGGTAACAGTTCAGAATCTTCTTGATGACGGACTTACTTCTGGAACATTTTCTGGTCTTAACCTTACTGGTGACTTGACCTATGGCACTGCAACTGGAAACAGAACAGTTAGCACGACTGCAACAATTTCTACTGGAACAATCAATAACGCCACGCTTGGAACTACCATTGGAACTACTGCTACCATTACTAACCTTACCGCTGGAACGACCACATCTACTGCGGCCAACGTCACAAACGGGACAATCCAGACGCTTACGGCCAGCACAGCAACGATTACTGGTGGCACATACTCTGGTGCGATTAACAGCACGCTTGGTACGATTGCCACGCTGAGAAGCACAACTGGAACGATTGGCAATTTATCCACAACCCTTGCTGGTGATTTTACAATTAGCCAAGGAACTGGAACGCTTGCAACAAGTGGAGCAACACTTGGAACATATGGTGACGCAACGTCCTATCCGATTATATCGGTTGATGCAAAAGGCCGAGTAACCACGGTAAGCACTGCTGTTGCTGGAAGTTCAATCGGAACTAATAGTGTTTATTTTCAATCCCTCTCAACCAGCACAAGCGAATCCACAAATGTTGCAAGCAGGGTTGCAAAGGGATGGGTTAATTTCGATGGAGTAAATGATGTGATTAGGTCTTCATTCAATGTCCATTCAGTTTCTCATACTAGTACTGGATCATATACTATAAATTTCAATACAACAATTGGAACTGGAATGGCTTTCTCTGCTTCTGGGAATCGGAACGATACATATGGTTATATTATTGCATCTGATGTTACATCAGCAACGTCATTGAGGGTACAGTCTTCTGATCCTGGTGCTGCAAAACAAAATATAAACTATATTTCAGTTATAGTATTTGGAGCATAATATGGCTAAAATTATTGCATATAACAACGGCGGCGGAGTTGGAGTAATTATTCCAGTTCTTGATAATGAATCAAAAATTACTGAGTTTGCTTCTGCAAATATAGGGGCTGGAGTTGAGTATATTATTATTGACAACTCTGAATTGCCATCCGACCAAACATTCCGTGATGCGCTTGAGGTAAATAGTGGTCTTAAATTCAACTCTGATAAGGCAAAAGCAATTTGGAAGAACAAATGGCGTGAAGCGCGCAGGCCATTGCTTGCCTCGCTTGACATTGATTTTATGCGCGCTGTTGAATCTAGCGATCAAGCCAAGCAGTCCGAGATTGCAAGCAAGAAACAAGCTTTGCGCGATGTAACGACTATTGATATCCCTGGCAACACGGCAGAGGAAATCAAGTCGGTGTGGCCTTCTATTCTTAATTAAAGAATCTTAATGACCTTAACTGAAATCGCTCAGTATGCTGGCGAGAAGGTTGGCAAGACCGACTCGGATACGCTTACCTTCTTGCAGAAGGCTGCAAGCCTAGCTTATCGGCGCGTATGGGACTTTGCGCCTTGGCGCGAGACTGTGACCAACTCTACCTATTCTGTTGGAACAACTCGTTTAATTACTCTTGGTAGCAACGTAGAGACTCCTCTTTCCGTGGCCTACAACGATGCAGAGGTTGACCCTATTGACCTAGCCACGATCATCAGCCAAGACCCAGGACTGCTTTCTGATGAGCGCACTGGCGATCCAGATACCTACCATTTTACTGGTCGCAACAGTAGTGGCATAGCAGAGCTAAACCTTTACCCAAGATTAAAAACTGCTGGCACAACTCCATTGCGTGTAGTTGAGAAATTGAAATGCCTTACCCGCACAAATATAATTGTTGACTTTCCTCCATCTCAAGCCGCGCTGGATGACGAGCTTCGCTTACCCCACGTTCATCACTTGGTTCTAGCCTTGACGCATTCTGATGCGCTTGAGCGTGAACGGCAGTATGCCAAGGCGCAAGCCATCACGCAGACTGCCAACTCTGATCTTGCTGCTATGGCTAACTACGAGTTGAGCCAAGTTGGTGGAATCAAGCAGATCACTCCGCAGAGTCTTGGCGAGCTAACCATAGAAGAGATGTTCTCGGCTTAAAGGAGGCACTATGCCTTACTACTCGGACAACTTGGACGATGCCTTGTCGTTTGACGGAATCCGCAATTTTACGGGTGGACAAGCCAGCGGTCTGCAATCTGACCTTCTAGCAGAAAACCAAGTACAAGAGTTGTACAATATGACCCTTTCGCCAAAGGGTAATCTTGAGACTCGCGTAGGAGCAACAAGCTTTGCTACCGGAGCAACCAGCGCAGTAACCTCCGTTGGTGGGATGCGCTACTACGAGACATCCGCATATCAGCAATTATTGACTGTTACTAGTGGAAAATTTTACAGCATTGAATCAAGCGGAAGCGCAACTCCTCATATTGGATACCAAGAATGGGCTAATACAAACATAACTTGGACAGCAGCCACCAGCCAATGGCGAGATGGCTACAGTGTTGCGGAAGACATTGAGGTATCTTTCGCACAGTTTGTTGACAAGATGTTTCTATCTGATTCCGATAGTGACCTACACTTTTGGGATGGAACTGCGGTTGAGAGGCAGGGTGGCAAGGTTAGGGCAATCACAGTAACAACTGGCGGCACTGGATATACCAGTGCAACAGCAATCATTACTGGACCGACACTTGGCGGAACAATGCCAGAACTGATTACACTGGTGGCTGGTGGTGCTGTTACTGGCGTTACTGTTGTTAGTGGTGGGTCTGGTTATGCTACTGCACCCACTGTTACAATCATTGGTGACGGCTCTGGTGCTACGGCTACTGCAACGGTTAGCCCGCCTCCAGCGGGTATTAGGATTTTAGTCAACGCTGAAAACAGATTGTTTGGCGTTGGCTCTGGTGCTAATCGAAACACGCTTTATGCGTCCGATCTGCTTGATCCATCCGTGTGGGATTTGACGAACAGCATCGTTGTCAACGGTGATGACGGAGATCAGATTACGGCAGTTGTGCCTTACTACAAGAATAGGCTGATCGTATTCAAGAAGCGCAGGGTGTTCCAGGTAGATATTCCAAGCGATGCCACTTCTGGCGCGGATTGGATTGTTTCCATCATTTCAAACAATACCGGATGCGTGGCAACTGGCACTGCTGTACAAGTAAGCAGCGACATTCTTTTCCTATCCGATAACGGCATCAGATCACTTGTTCGGTCCGTAGCAGATGACTTTAGCTCAGTTGGCATACCAATTTCAGAGGTTGTCAAGGATGTAATCCAAAGCATCAATACGGATTCTATTAGAGTTGCTACCGCAATCTACTACGATAACCGCTACTTCCTTGCCATACCTACTGGAGCGAATGATTACAACGACACGCTATTGGTTTACAACACGGCGTTGAGTGCGTTTGAAGGAACTTGGAGTCCGCAGGTTATGCAGTTCACGCTTACGAACTTCAATCAAGAAGGCTCTAGGGCGATGTTCAAGAAGACCAATGGCATAATTGAGAAGTACGCTGGCTACAAGTCTCCAGCGGGGACTACATCTGCTGATTACCAAGACGCTGGGACTGACTATAATTCTTATGTGCGCACTAAAGATTTTAATTTTGGTGATGCGTTTTCGCTAAAATATGGCTCGCATTTCGAGGTTATCTTTGACAATTCTTTCTCATCCGATGCTACTGTAGCAATCCAGCGTGATATTGACGTTGGAGATATTGATGTTCAGTCCAACATTGACATTTCAAGTTCAGTATTGACTCTCCCATTTACGCTTCCAGCCGTACTTCCAACATCAGTCAAGAAGAAGCTTGCGGCAGATTTGCGCAAGTACGAGAAGTGGCGTTTGCTTAACATTAAGATTTCCACGCCAGCAAACAAGATGGCTGTACGCCAGATTACGGCTGCGGCCAATCCGGACACAATCCAGATTCAGCAAACAATATGACGGCTGTTGAATATATTGAGCAAAGCGGTGTTCCAGAGGCTATGTGGCCTAACCTGGCTGAGTGGTTTGGCTGGTTTGAGAGGCAAGGGATGGTTGGCATTGTGGAGGATAAGGATGGTATTGCAGGCGTGGCTCTGGCTAGGTGTATAAAGGATGGGCAAAAGGCTGACCATTATGTGCATAGCGAAGATGGCGAGAATGTGTTTGTTGATTTGACTATCTCCTCAAAGGGTGCTAAATCATTGAATTGCTTGCTGTTGCTCCTTTGGGAGC